TCGGCACCAATGAGCATGGTGTTTTTGTCGCCAGCCATTGCAATGCTAATGCCCTCCTCGCTGGTTGCCGCGCCATAGCCCAGGTTGATAACGCCGGCAGGCCCAACAAGCGTGGCCTGGACGTCAATAAATGAATAAGTAGCCATTTTTTAATCCTTATCGGTTAACGTTAATAATGCAATCAACAAAATGCACGGCACCGGCCAGTTTGATTGCGCATTGAATAACCGGAGCTTTGCGGGCTTCGCGGTCTGCCTGGGATTGCGAGGCCACTTGCGGAGCGTAAACATAATAACCAGTGCTCAGCGTGTCGCCCTGGTTGAGCGCGCCAAAGCCTGGGGCGTTCCATTTACCTGGGGCAACCAGGCCATTGACAACCGCCTGGTTTAATCGCTGGGCGATTGTGGTTGTTATCAGGTTAATGCCGGCGTCAGTTTGTGGCACCTTAGTTGGGCTTGTGTAAAGCAAGTTAAAAATCGCCGTTTGGACGTCGTTTTGAAGCCAATCCGTGCCGTGTACCTCGTCAAAGAAATAGCCGTTAACCATTACGCCCTCCTGGATAATGGAGGTGTCGTTGTTGTATTTGACAAAAACGTTGCAATGCTTATCGCGCAAAGTCTGAGCCTGTGAGCTTGTCAGGCTTTCAGCGGCAACGCCTGGCTCCTGTTTAAACTTGATTGTGAGCGTTGTATTGCTACCGTCAAAGTTAACAGTAAACGCACGGCCAAAGATTGAAGCGGCCGCATGCACGTTTGAGCTTGAGTATTGCACAAATGTGCGCTTGTAATTAAGCGCTTTTAACTGGCTTGCAATGTCGCTGGTAACAACGCTGTCCAGGACGTTGGTGTTTTGTGTGGTAACGCCATAAATGCGAGCCAGGCCTGAGCCCTCGATAAATGCCGCAACCGCCAAAATTTCCGCGTCAGTCGCAACCGGAGTGGAGGCAACATATAGGCCATACCATGCGCTTGACATATTGGCCAGGGTTTGCACGGCATCAACCAGCGCCTCGGCCGCAACGCCGGCAACAATGTAACCCGCATCATTTGCGCCCAAGCGAAACACGGCGGTAATGTCAGTGCCGGAGGCCGGGGCTGTACCAAAGCCAACGGTTGAGGTTGCGCCAGTGCTTGAACTTGTAACAACAAAACGGGCATTTGCGCTATCCCAGGCAACCGTTGCGCCTGTAATCGCCGCGTCCAGGATTGCCGCAACGCCGTTTAAGTTAGTCGCACCGCTGAAATTCAAGCCTGTAAGCGCTTGGTCCGCGCCGCCGTCAATCTTGATTTTCATAGCGCCGGCTGTGATTGCTGTGAAGTTTGAAAGCGCTTGTTGCGCTGTGCTCAATACGCCACCACGTAAGAGGCCGGAGGTTGCGCTTTGTGCCCATTTGCCAACATAGCAAACGCTTGGTTGTGGCGTTTGTCCATAGTAAAGCGCCGCGGCTTTATATTCCGGCGATTGTGTGCCGAAGTCCTGGGCAATCGCGTCCAGGTTTGTATATAAGCGCAAGCGCTCGGTCGTATCAATAATGTCGCTGTCGCCCAGGATAAGCAACGAGCCAAAATTGCGGGTTTGCGCGGCGAGTGGCGATAAAACCACTTGCACGTTAACAATATCGCTAACGGGTAAGCCGAGTGTTGTCATTTGAATAACTCCAATGGTTAGTTTGTAATAATTCCGATTTCGTCAGATATTAAAATCGGGTTTGCTGATAGCACGTTAAGCACGCCGTACTCGCGCACAACTTGCCGGCTAAATGTAAGCGGTATGTCGTAACGTTTAACCCATTGTTGGTTAATCAGCTCAGGCACCGCGGTTATATCGCCCGCATTATTTAGCCCTATGTTTACCAGGGCCAACGCTTCCAGGTTTTGCGGCATTTGCAAGCCGTCGCGCAACGTGGCCGCGTATCGCATGCCGTTTGGTCCGTAGAATGTGCAAAGCACGTTTATGGCCTCATGGCGTTTTAATCTGTCCAGGCCATTGCCTGCCGGGTCGTGTTGTATGTGCGGGGTCGCGTCCGGCGTCTGCAATGTAACGCCAATTGCGCACCAATCAACGCCAGGCTCCGGTTGTTTCGGGTTGCCTGGTTGCCAGCGTGGCCGGACCATTGCGCCTGGCAGGCCGGTAATGCCGACAACCGCCTTTTGAAATTCCGCGTCTAAGGCGTCGCCCTCCAAAGGCGGGCTTGCTACGCTTGGCGGCAAATAACCGCCGGTTGCGCTTGTGTTTGGCATGGTGTCTATCCTGCTAATGGTTTGAGCGCGCATGTTGCCGCAACGAAGCCGCGCCCAAAGTGTGAATAACTGTTAATGCGCTCGACCGTGTAACGCCGGCCTTGCCACTCTATCTCGTCGGCAATCAGGCCCACGCTACCGTCCTGCAATTGCGTCGCGGTGTGTACCATAATGGCGCCGCTTTGGTAGTCGCCCTCAGCGGTTCGGTTGAGCTCATGGCCGCTATCGCTGGTAACGACCGCGCTAAATGTAAATTTGCGCTCAGTGTTAACGGCCATGCCGTTTGTGCCAACTGTCTGCGCATTGCGGTAACAAACAAGCCCGGTGTCCATAAAATCCGGGTCGCTGAGCACTTCGCTAACGTCCAGTAATGCCATTGCATACCCCAAAAGAAAAAAGGCCCGCTAGGGGCCTTTGTGTGTGTTTGTTAACCTATAAGTTAACTATTTGTTGCGGATTACATAGTTAATACTATTTCTCAACTGGCCGGTATCAATGAGCGGCCTTGCGTTGCTATTGTCGGGGGCATTTCCTGCCGCGCGGCTGGCCAATTCCTTTTTGGCCCCTTTGCGGCCCTTTGCCGCCCGTGCGCGCAATGTCGCCTCGCTGAGCGGTACAAAATCGCCGCTGTTTATCTTGGCTTTCACGCCGTCCCGCGCAACCATGCCCGCGGCTTCCAGCTCGTCGTCGCTTTGGCGTCGCTTGCCCTCAATCGCGGCCTTTGCGGCTTTGTCCAGGCGCTTAACAATGCGCTCCTGGGCCTGCTCAATGCCGGCCGCTAAAAATGGCCTGGCCGGTATGTTTGCCGCCGGGCTTCCATGCTCATGGATATAGCCCAGGGTGGCGTTATTCATTGGGCCTTGCTCGTCCTCGTTTCGCTCGGCCGTGCCGCTTGGTATGCCCACCAAAACGTCCTTTTTTACCAGGCTGGTAATGTTGCGCACCACGTCGGCCAGTATATCAACCGTAACCCGCATGCCTTTCATGGCCAGCCCTTTTACATTTGTATGCCGCCCGCTCCGACCATTTGCAATAGGTTCCAGTAGCGCACGCCATAGTTTGTTAAATTCCAAAATCCTGCGTCGGCATAAGTGCCGGCGGTTGTGTCGTAACTAACGCTTACTTTGTCCACGGATTTGGCCGTTACATTGCCTTGCAATGCCCCAGGCACGCCGCCAGCCTCAGCGGTCCGTCTGTCGCGTTCTGCAATTGCTAAATGGTGGGCCGTGAACAATGCCAGGCCCTCATTTAGTAGGTCCACCCACCTGTCCGCATTTAACTGCTTTTTGCCCAGGTTTAACCAAAAATCAATTGCCGGGTCCGGCGTGGTTATAAACTCCGGGAAAATCTGCCGAAAGGTGAGTGTGTCCATTTTTACGTCCTTACTCTGTTACGTTTAAAACTGCGTCGCGGTCTGCCGCTTTGATTGTTGGCAAACCAGCCTCGCGCAATGCCGCGTTGATTGCGTCAACGTTTGGCACCGGCTTGTCCACTGTTACCAGGCCACGGATAACCTCGGCGGTTTTAGCGGCAATTTCTGCCGCCTCCGCTTCAAGCTCCGCCTCCGTTTTAGCTGGCGGTGCCGCTGGCTCCTCGTCGCCGTCTAAATGGAATTTAGTGTAAGGGTGGTTGGCCACCGCCTCGTCAACTTCATGCTTGCCAACTGGATAGTGTGTAAGCACGCTGTCAATGTTGAGATTAAACGCCTTTTTTACTTGAATTGTAACCATGCCTTGCCCCTTAGATGTTATCACGATAACCCAATGTTTCTGGGTAAACAAACTCGACCACGCCCAGGCGGCCAAAGTATGTGGTTAATTGGCGCAAATCGCGGTATTCCAGCGGTGTGCGTTGTAACGGCACCAATGGAAAGCGGACCTTGTCCTGGTCAGGAGTATAGGCAACCATGCGGTTTGTTGTGCCAGCGCCGCGACCTGTTAACCATTTGAGCGGTTGAATGTCCAAAGGGCGGCCGTTAATTGAGTTGCTTAGGCTGTTTTGTTTCAAAAATTCCAAAATGCTGATATTGCCAGCGGTTGAAACAAGTTTGCTCACTAAGCGGCTGTAATTAACCGGGTCAATCAGCAATTTGCTTGGGCATACTGCATAAGCAGAAGCCGCCCAAACTGAATTTAACAACTCGTTAACGTCTGCCAGGATTTGGTCAGCCGTTGCTGTGGACCATGTGCCGGTTGTCGCGTTTGAAACGTTTGTAACTAATGAACTGTTAACCAGGCCAGTGAAGCCAAGCGCGGTGTCGCCAATGTAAACTTGCTCGTCAATGTCCATTTGGTATTTCAATTGCATACCGCTAAATTTTTGCTGGTCAACTGGACGGCCCAATTTTTGTGCGCTTTCCAGCTCCGGCAAAGTCCAACCCAATTGCATAGCCCACAATGGCAATGGATTAGAAGTTTTGCCAATGTCCAGGCTAATGCCTGTAATGGCGTTTGTGTCTTTGCCAACCCAGGCCTTGCCTGAGCCTTGCACGCCAGGAGCGGCCGCAAATGAGCTGTTTGTGAATGAGCTGAACTCGTCGGCAATGCTTACGTCCTCGCGCAATTCAATGTCGCGCGACCAGGTAACGGTCGCAAGCGGCATGTGCAATTTTTGGTCTAAGCGTTCGAGCTCGCCAATTAAGAAAACGCCGGCGCTGTCAATGGTTTTGGCGTCAAAAGTCATCAGCGCGTCGCGCGTCGCCAAGCGGATTAAATTCGGTTTCATGTGTTACCCCTTATTAAATGTTGTAAGCAACTTCAACGTTGCCGTTTGCGTCAGCGGCACCCGCGAAAGTCAAGCCAGCAATTGCAACTGTGTTGGTGCTGTCAGCCGCCGCCTCAAAACCGCCAACTGGTTTGCCAGTGCCAGGCGTTGCAACGCGGACATATACCTGGCCGCCAACGGCTGGGGTGCCAGCATTGTTTTTAACGTTGATATAGCCGGAGCGCAAAACGCTGGCCACGCCGCTTGTTTTAGGTGTTGACGTGCCCAGCGGGTCGCTGGCCGCGTTACCTGTTGCCGGATATTCGCGGACCAAAATGCCGTAAGCGTCTGTTGCCGCCTCTGAGCCAGCGAAAGGCACAAATTTGCCGCTTGCAATCTTGCCGATAAGGCCGAAAGCTGAGAAAGGCAACGAGGCGTTAAGCACTTGCGCCTCAATCTTTGCCTGAGATTGGCGAGTTACGTCGCCAGCAATGCCGTAAGGCATGCGAGTTAAAAAAGCTACCATGATTTTATTTCCTTTATGTTAGCGGGCAAGTTACTTGGCCCAAAATGCCTTATTACGGGCGTTAATATCGGCCGGATTTGTAGCTTTGCCGAAATCGGTTGTTTTCGCGGCAGATTGACGCACGCCACGGGTGTTGTTGGTGTTGCGCATCAACTCAGCGGCGCCAGCAAATACGCTATTCAAAGCGTCGCCGGTCAGCAACTTAATGGAGCGGCCAGCCAGGAAAACGTCAATGGCTTTTTTGCCGTCAGCGGTTGCGTATGCTGTCGTTAATGCCTTGCGTTTCAACGAAGCGATTGCGCCAGGCGTTTTGGCCGCGTCGCCGGTTTGTACTTGGACGCCTGGGGCCAAAATCTCAGCGCGGGCAATTACGGCTTTTAATGTGTCGCCACTTAAAACCTTGCCTACTGCTTCGCCGTTGGTTTGTGCTTTTTCAGCTTCTAGCACGTCGTCGCCGGTTTGCACGTCCTCGTCGTCGGGGTCCATTTCCTCGCCCTCAGCGTCGAAGTTTTGGCCGTGCTCCTCCTCCTCAGCGGGGATTAGCTTAGCCAGGACCTCCTCAATGCGTGCCAGGCGCGCCTCAATGCTGTTGTCCTCGTCGTCCGTTTGGTCCTCAGGCGGCGGCTCGTTTTGTTGCTGTTGCTGGTTAAGGTCCAGGTCCTCGTCTTTCATTTCCTCGCCTTGCTCAGCCTGCGCCTCGCTGTCAAGAAAACGGCGGAGCTTGTCAATAAAGCCCAGCTTTTTGTCTTTCGATTTTGTTTTCATGTCTAAATCCTTGTCTTGAATTGAACAACGCGGGCCAGCTCGGCCGCGCTCCACTAGCGCAACATGATTGCCGATTATGTTTAATTGGCGCCCCTTTCCGGGCCCCGTTTGCTCATAGTCAGCCTCATAGCCGCACGAAACTTCGCGCAAGCCGTCCTTGCGTACTGCCTCTATTGCCTCCTGGTCTGTAATTAACAAATCAGCAAGCAATAAATCGTCCTCAATACCCGCGCCGCGACGCACGTTTTGAGTTACCCCTTTGGCTAACTCTTTCCAGTTTTCCGGATTAACAAATGTGTCCGGGTGGTCAATAGTTACCGGCTTGCCCTCAAAGCTCGCCAGGGTTTCGTCCTTAAATACTTCGTCCTGCGAGCGCTCGATTTGAATAAGCCCGTCGCTATCGCCGTCAAGCGGTATTTCGTCAGTGCTATACATTTGCGTGCCCACGCGCGCAATTGGCACCGCCTCGCAAAGCAAAAAGCCCTCAGGCGTAACGCTTTGCTTTGGCCCCAACTTTTCAACCGTCAAAAATTCCATGCGGTCATGCGTTTTTGTTTTCATGGTGTTGTCCAAAATAAAAACCCGCCGGAGCGGGTTGCGTTTTTTCTGTTGAGCTATCTATTCATCGGCAGAATTGCCGAAACTGACAATATTTTTTCGGGGCTTGTCGTGTTGCACGTTACTTTTATCATATAACTGCAATCAACCAGGCCGCCGATAACGGGCACCGCAACCGCAATGTTGCCGGTGTAAATGCTTGGCGCTCCGTTAAGAAGCAACGAAATGTTGGCGTCGGTGCCGCTATTAACAACAATCTCAGTGTTTACAATGCTGGTCAACGTTTCGCCAAGTGCAAGCCCGTCCGAAAAGTCGAAGGTTAAAACAACAGCCTCGTCAACGTCTTTCATGCTTAATAATTGTGTCATTGTTTTGCCGTGTAATTTCTTTGTTGGTAAAATGCGGTTAATGATTTTTTGTCATAATTTGCCGTGTAATCCCTGCCATTTGGCGGGTTAAATCCGCGGCTTACATTTGCGCCGTAAAAAAGGTTTTGGTTAATAAAGTTACCTGGGGTTAACCTATAAATTACTGACGGCGTAAACAATTCATTGCCGTTAATAAATAACCCTGGGGCAACCTTGTATTTAACGCTCGCTCCATAAAACGCATTGCTATTGGAGTAAAGCGACGGCGCCAGCGTTTGCAAATATGAGCCGCTGAAAATAACCCACCCAGTGTTATTGCCGGCGTCCGTCGAGTATTGCGCATAAAACCCAGCGGAGGGCGTGGCGGCGCTATCCTTAACGCTTAAATAACTAACAACAATCGTCATGGCGCCACCTTATTTAACGTAAACCGCGTGCCTGCAACGCTTGACCTGATAGAAACTAGATTGCCCGGCGTGCCGTTCAAGCTGAAATTCTCAACGCTGGTAATTGTGCTGGCTGGGAATACCACCGCGCACGGTTGCACGGTGTTGGTCATATCCTTAAACCGGTTCGCTCCGGTAATCGTCAAATCGCCCGCCCCGCCCTGATTCAGTGTCGGGTAGCTAAACCCACCGCCCGCAAACGTCTTAGCGCTGGCAGACGTCATGCTGATTGAACCGGTGCCGCTGGTTGTTAGATTGCTACCCGATGCCGTCCATGCGCCTAAGTCCACGATTGAACCGCCAGTGCCAAACTTAATGTCGCGTGCCACTGCACCAGTCGTGCTGTATGCGCCTACGGTTAATGTTTTAGCGTTTAAGTCTACCGAACCAGTAGTATGCGTGAATGTGCGGGTTGAGCCCATAGTCAGCGCGTCTTGGAGTTGTAAAGTTCCGGCGCCGTCCTTAGTAATAGGAATATCTAACGTTTTCCCATTTGAAGTAATTAATTGTGAGCCGCTTGTAGCGGCAAATATTGTAGCAAGTGAACCTGCTGATATGGTCATACCACTTGATACAGTAAGATTTCCATATAAAGTACGCTGAGTGTTTGTTAAAGAACCAGTAAAGCCACTAAAATTAATCGATTTATATGTATGTCCACTAGATGTTGTAATGCTATCTAAACCAGCACTAAAATTAATATTTATTGCATTTGTTTCTGTTACATTTGTCGCTCCTGTAATCTGTCTGGAACCAACTGACCCTGAATAATTGCAATCAAAAAGTCCTGTTCCTGTATAAGAAAAATTTGTCGATGGAGAAAAATTTACTATGGTAGCGTTATTGCCTGTAACAATTATTTTATTTGCTCCAAATGTAATTGTCCTTATATTACTATTAGCTGAGCCAAAATATGCACATGTTAAATCAAAGCCATTTAAATTCAAATTTCCAGATGTAAGCGTAAATGCACCAGCAGTGGTTGCTGATGATATTAATGCATCAGCCAGTTTGAATATACCGGTAGCATTATCTACATTAATACCTTGTGTAATTGTTTTTCCAGCGCTGGTAATATTCTGCGTAACTCTTCCTGCAAATGTAATTGCGCCAGTACCTGACAGCGTTATATTACTAAATAGTTTTAAGTCACCATAAATATTTGGCGTAGTAGTACCTGTAGCCAACGTCACTGCCGTTGTGCGGTTTGAAATACCATCAGCAAATGTTAACGTGCCAATATTCCAACCTGCATCCACCGTAATTGTGCCAGCGGCCCCGGCTTCTGTGACGGTTGCCGTGTCTTGCGCCAATGGGAAATTATTAGTCGCAGGCGTTCCGTTGTTGGTTGTAGCCCAACCAGTAGCAGACCAGTTTTGTGAACCTGCCAAATTCCAGTAAACCGTCTTTGGCGCATCAAACGTGATATTACTATTACCCAAGCAATTACCCAGCCGCGTGCCTGTCCACGGTGTTGCCACAGTTCCAGCCGCCACAATGTCTCGAAAATCCACGTCATCCAGCGCCGCAAGTGAACCGTTCAGCGTAATCGTGCGAGGCGTGCCTACAACGTCAGAGCGTACAAACATGCGGCGTATTGCTGTGTTGGCCGCGCCGAGTGTCAGCGTGCCGTTGATGGTTTGGTTAGCACCCACGCTGATATTCTTAATGCCAGTTGCGGCAAGGCTTGTCACTGACAGGTTATTGAATGTATTTGCGCCGGTGATTGTTATCGTGCCAGCCGCTGTGCTTGTGAATGAAACGTTGTAGAAGGTTAGACCGTTACCAATAAAAGTGGGAGAAGCAGCCAAACCAACAATTGACGACGTTCCGGCGTCAAAAGTTAAATTTGTTTTATTTGTAAAATCAATTAATCCACCAACACTTAATGTTACTGTAGAAGACCCCAAATAAAGAGCGCGAACATTGCTATATGAGCTAAATATATTAGCTGCGGTAATATTAAAATTATTGCTTCTTAAAGTGCCTGAAAAAAGATTTATACCGCCAATAGTAATAGCGCTACCCAAAATCCATTCGCCGCCTGTACCAGCTAAAACTAATGCTCCGGTAGTTAGCTGTACACCATTTGTAGTAATGGTTTTACCTGTCGTAGTAGCTGCAAATGTTATATCACCTGTATAAGTCCGCGTAAAATTAGTAGCCGGAAACGTTAATGAACCATAAATAGACCACGCCGCAGTACCCGCCAGCGTCATAGTGAAATCAAGACTGCCAGCCGTAATATCACGGCACACCGCCCCAGTGCCAACGGTTACGGTAAATATCGCCCCGTTATCACTAGCCGCATCAAAAACCACGTCATCCGCACTGGTCGGAGCTACCGTTGAGCGCACGGTGCGTGCAAGGTTATCAAACCAGTTGGTGACGCTTGATGCATCCCATGTGCCAGTTGATGAGCCGCCAGCCGAAGGCCCCCAGTATTTAGTAGCCATTTACAGATTCCTAAGATTTCGCGCCATGAAAAACCCGTAAAACACGGTCATACCAATAAGCATCGGCAATAATATAAAGCCCAAGTGATAGCCCACGTAAGCCGCCAGCGCTGTTTTACACGCTAGGTAAACATCGAGGCTAACAAACCGCATCCAAAATCGTGCTATCGGGTTTGCCTCAGTGCCACCAGCTTTTAAAATGGTGCGCGTTGTGTGCCAGTCCACTACATTGAACGCGGTTAGTAGTAGCGTGAAAAACACGACAATCGTTTGCTCGCTAAACATTTGGCACCTCCTCAACTGGAGGCGTAGTCACTACCGCATACCAGTTATCAAAACGTTGTTGCTTAATTGCTTCAATTTCAACGTCAGTTAATTCGTGGTCGTCAGGCAAGATGATTGCGTCTTTTAGCGTGTAGCCGTTTTGTGTAAGTTCAAAGTCGATAGTTACCACTTGCGGCTCCTTAAAGTGCAAAAATCCCGCTTGCGTTCCACACAACCAAAATATCGCCGCCGTTTGGTGCCACCGGCAAGCCAGTAACCCCAGTGTCTAAATACGCAACCAATGGGCTTGTTGCCGAGTTGCCGGTGTCAATGTACAAAACAAGCGCCTCAGCGTTTGCGCCGGTAACGTTTACAAATGTAACGTCGTCGCCATCAAATACACCGTTGGCATAAGTCTTATTGGCAATTGCTTGCGGAGCACCAACCACGCCAGCCGAAACGGAGCTATAAAATTGGTGTGCGGCGCTGTATGTATAAACGCCAGTGTCAACGAGCGCGGCCTTGACGGTTTGGCCGTCCAGGTCGTTGTTTGCCGTGAATTGCAATAATTGCTCTTTCCACTTTGGATAGAGTGCGTTAGCCATGTTTCAGTCCTTGTTTAATCGTCGAGTATTACCTGGGCCCAGCAACGGCAATTTGGAAAGCAACCAGCGTGGCCGGTCATGCCGTCCAACGTTGGCGGGTCGTTCCATTTCACAATTTTGCCTTGCATTTCCTTATGGCTTTGCCGCACGTCGCCGTCGCGGCTGGTCTGCCAAATATAGCCCTCACTTCCAACGTGCTTGGCCCTGGCCTCGGTCAGCACTGAGCCGGTGCGCGCAACCTCAGTGCGTGCTATGAGCATTGCCTTGCTCCGGCTTACTTCACCGCTCCGCATGATTTGGGCGGCAACCTCACTGGCGCGGGTGCTATCCTCCAACCCCTTAAGAGTTAGCTCATGCACTCTTTTTGCGGCGTCCAGCGGTATGCTCTTAATGAGCGTAACCTGGTCGTCCAGCAATTGACGCATAACCTGGCCAGCGGGTGCCGTGAAAATTTCGCGCACTATCCCCTTGCTCAACTCCTGGCCCATTGCTCGCCAGGCGGCAAGGTCGCGCGCGTTTACCTCGGCCAGCATGTCGCTTGCCGTTTTTGTTGCCCAGGGCCCCAGCGCCTCAGCGTAGCGCCTGAGCATTTCGCTTAGGG